GCGTGATGGTCTGGAAAGACCCCATCACCCCATTAAGGGCGACGTAATCCATCGCGTATGTGGACGCATCAATTTGGACGTTCCTGCCGACCCAGTAGGCTTGAACCTCTACGTCGTCCAAGAGGTTCGGGGCGTATACCTCATTGGGATTAGGTTCGTATGCTCCGACATAGAATTGCGATGAAATAGGGAAGACGCTGGTCGGGAAGGCAAATGGGCCGTACCATCCCGTTCCGGTAGTACCGCCAGGAGTTACCCAGCCTTCAAGATAGAAATGATAAGCACACCGGAAAAAGGTGTTGGCCTGCGTCATCCAGGCATCGCTTGCTCCTGAAAAATTATGATCACCAGCACTATTGCCGACAGCCCCCAAGTATCCGTTGAATATAGGCGTGCGGCATTTGCTCCACGTGGAGAATTCATCAGACCCTCCAATCACGAATCCCATCAGATGCGGGCGTAGTAGTAGCGGGCCGTCATCCCGTTAATCTTGATGCGGTCAGCCCAGAGGGAGCCGCTGACGTTCTGGTTCACCGTGAAAGTCGTCGGGGTCGTGATGCTGTCCACGGTGATCGTGCCGATGACGAGGAAGCCCCAGACGTTGTCGTCGGGGGTCGTCGGGGCAACGTTGCCGCCGATGATGACCGGGTACTGATTGCTTGTATCGTCGTCGTCTGGGTAGGTGTAAGGAGCCGCAGTCTTAGGCCCAGCCCGCAGCGTGATGTAAGAAGTCTTGGTCGTGGCGTCGTAATTCGACGAAGCCAGTTCCCCTGTCGGAGGGTTAGCCACCCCCGCCGTGACGCGGTCTAACTTGACCTCGGTGCCGCTGACGTAGTCGTCAATCAGAGGGACGAGGTTATTGATGGTGCCGGACTGGACCTGATAGGTGACGGTCGTAGCGCCGCCCGAAGTACGCAGGGCGACGTTGATGAGTTTGAAGGGGTGGCCTGAGACCACGCCGTCCCGACTCGGGAACGGGTCAGAAATATCCAGCGTGAAGCCCTTGCTGGACGAGTCGAAGTTGTAGCCGACTCCAGGTTGAATCTTCATTAGGCAGGAGCGTAGACAGAGGCGACGTAGCCTTCGCGGTTATAGCGAACTTCGTAGCTGACCTTGTAAAGGCTGCCATAGTCCTCAAAGGATACCTGGGCCAGAAGAAGCTGATGCTTGCTGCCGTTCACGAAAGTCGTGCCGATGTATGCGGGCACTAAGGCGATTGAATTAAACTGATTGGTGCCGCTCGTTTTGCCTACACGATCGCGCATCCCAGTCACGTTGCCGGTTGATGTAGTGTAGAAGTGACCTGAGAAGGATGTCTGCGGGGCAAGGTAGTTCGACTTACCGTAGAAATCATTGAACTCAGCCTTCTTAAAGCCAAGGAACTTGCGGCCCTTCGCGCTTTCAAAGGTTGCTCCATTATTGCCTCCATATTCCGTGGGATTAGTTCCGGCAATGGCTTGAAAGTTTGGGTCAGCCTTAGTTCCTGGGCTAGTCCCGACGCCAGCAATAGGTGTTCCAGAGAAGCCAGTAGCCAGCTCGAAGAAGTTAGGGTGGGTCGTGATCTGCTCGGAGGTCAGGCCCTGCGAGCCGGTGATCTGCGGGTCCGTGCGGGTTCCGCTATTATAACCAGGACCAATCCCAACGTAGTCGACACTTACCGTTGCAATGCTCAATGCGTCAAAGGACATGGTAGCCTTATGCGCCTTGAGATATGAAAACCCCGAAGCCGGGAAGGTCTGACCGCGGTTCGCAAAGTCGAACGTGCCGCCTTGGTCGACTTTAAATACGCCGACTGCAGTGGTAAGGCCGTAGCCGTCGGTCTGGATTTTGTACCCAGGCTGAAGGATGCCAGTCAGTAGGGTGTCCCCTTGTTCAATGATAGCCATAAATTATTTTGATTGGTTGCCCTTGGTGAAGTCGCCTTGACCGGCGGGAGTGCTGCCGGAGATCTTCTGGAGCTCGGCGAGCTGCGCCAAAGCGATTTCGTTCTGGCGGGCCATGGCCTCTATGACCGGGTTCGGTCCGACGCCGATCACGTTGGAGAAGCCTTCCGGGCCTTTGAAGTTTGATTCGGCTTTTTTATCAGAAACAAGCGCTGCTTTTTGAGGGTTCTTTTTCATATCCTCAGCGATGATGGCTTGGACCTTGTCTTGAACCTCTTTAAAGCTAGCAATGTAGTCTAGACTGCGACTGTAAAATGTTCTATCATCAACGACTTCTTTTCTCCTAGGGTCATTTTCTAAGAAACTTTTGGTAATCTCTATGCGGCTAATCTTGGCTTGCTCTACGGTTTCCTTATCCTTCTTTTCGTTGTTCCTTTTGTTGGCGTAGTACCTGTCCTCGGCGGACATCAGCTCGTTGGTTCCGTCAATGGCTGCCTGGTTGGCTTCTTCGCGTTTCCTTTGGTTATCCGCAATTATCTTGCCGATAATAGCCAATGCTCCGGTAAGCAGCGCCATAGGCCCGAGGAAGGAAAGGAAGATGTCCTTGAATGAAGTGCTGAACTTCTTGCCAATGTCTTCGACCTGTTTCCCGAAACCAGTCGTCGCCTGCTTGGCCTTGTCCATCGCCTGCGGGACGTCGGAGGTCGTCTTGATGTTGACTGTCAGGTCTTGGGCCATGTCAGGGGGTGCTTTCCTTTGCAGGATTGGAAGCAGCCGCGGCGGCCTCCTTGGCTTCCTCCTCGGCCATGAAGGCTTCCTCCTCGGGCGACATGATCGCCACGTCCGCACCCTTGCGGATAGCCAGGGCGGAGTTGAGCCAGATGGCCTGGCACTCCGGCATCTCCCACGCCCGTTGCTCGGGCACCCCTGACGCAATTAAATTAGCGACAATACTTAGCGGCCAAGGCACGCCCTTGTCGCCGCCCCCTGACTTGGTCTTCGACTGCTCCCAGAACTTCGGCCAGTCCTGGACGAGGATATAACCGGCGAAGGCTTCAAGCAGGCGCTCGAACTTGGCGGGGTGATGGCTTAGGATAACGATGCGAAGTCGGTCTCGCCAGCCTATGTCGCCTAGCTGCTCTTCGGCGCACACTTGGCAGGCGAAGATTAGGTCCGCAGGGGTGATGCCGCGGGAGCCGGTGACCAGCGGGGAGTCAAAGGCCATCAGACGCACCCGATACTTGAGGCACCAGGGGTAAAGAGTTCGACCCACAATCCTGAAAGGAGCCGGGTCGACGTAGGCGTTAAGGAAGCGACGGTCCACTGTCCTCTAGACTGCCCCCTTTTCGGGGGTGTCAATTAGGCAGGCGTGATGCCTTCGTAATCAATCGCCGTGATCGTGACGGCGGTGAAGCCCTTGTTCGAGCCCTTGTCGTCAATCTTGGTGATGGTGCCGACAAAGGATAGGGAAGCCGAACCAGACGGATAGGCTGAAAGGGTGTTGACCGTGAAGCTGAGCGTGGCGCCGAGGACCGGGATGGACGTGGTCTTGGCGATGCCTTCGATGGTGATCTCGGACTTACGGTCGTCCATGCGGTGGGTCTTGGTGATGCCCGTCTCGTCGACCACCGTGACGTCCGCGTTGAACGAGGACGAGAGGCTGTAGCTCTGGACGAAGAGGTTGGTGACAGTACCCGCGACTCCGTAGATACAGGTGGTTCCGTTTGAGATGGCGGCCATTTGTAATTGCAGGCTTTGGAATTGTCTTAGGCGGGCAGAACCACCAGCACGTCAAACGAGAAGGAAGTCGCCCAGGAGCGCTCGTCGATGCCCTCGTCTTCGGACTGCATCGTGACGTCGTAACAGGCCGCGTCGGTCGATGCGACGAAGGCCGCCTTGATGGAGGTCAGGTCGCGCATATTGCCGGACAGGGCGGCGCAGCGGGCACGGTGATCGGCGAGGGTCGTGTCGTCGGCGTTCGAGAAGAGGGTGATGCGGACCGAGCAGCTGAAGTTGCCTTCGCCCTCGGGTAGGTCGGCAGGGCTCCGGGCGGACTCGCAGAGGACCACGGCCTTGGGCAGGGTCTGGGTCGCGGCGCTGTCGCCCGTCAGGAAGGCCACGGAGGTCAGCCCGGTCTGGGTGGAGAGGTAGGTGGCCAAGGTGGCCTCTACGATGTGGCGGATGGATTTGGTTCCCATAAAGGTTATTTGCTGTTGGCTTCGTCGATGGTTTTCCCGAGATGCTCTTTCACGCGAGCCCTCATCTGCCTGACGCGGTTGGCGTAGACCAGGCTGAGCACATCCGCATCGGTGGCGATGTTCGCTATATTACCGAGGATGTTTGTGACGCTGACGTCGACGTTCTTTTCGGTCGCCGATACGGTGTTCTTTCCCTGGACGCCGGTGTGCTTGTTGATCCAAGCAACGCTAAGCAGGTCGACGCCGAAGTTCTTGGGGATGCCATTGATGACAGGCTTAGGCAGGGAGCGAAGGGCGGAGGCCCACCCAGACTTGATGCGGCCGACCATCTCCTGGCGTTCGCGGATGTAATCCTTGAGTTCGGCAGTGGTCTCGACGAGCAGCTTCTTTTTGACTGGTCGGACATTCTTTTTGATGCGGCCTCCAAACTTGCCTTTGATTTGATTATGGACCGGCCGGATATTGAAGACAAACCCGATGGTTCCGTAATCGCTTAGGACGATTTCGGCTCGGTTCAGATAGTTCTTAGCCTTCTTGAACGCCCGGTCATAGTCCTGGTCATTGGCTATCCTCTGCAAGATTGGAGAAAGGCTTTTGAGCGCTTTCATAGACCCGCCACCGATCAGCTTGTTGAACATCCCGATGTCGTTATTCCTAGTGGCGTAAGCAAGGTTAGTGGCCAAGACGTTGGCCGCATTCCTTGAGTAGCGGTCATTAGCCGAGACAAACATCTTCTTGATGTCACCGGCTACGGCGTTTTCGCCAGCCATCTCGGCGGCCTTGGATAGCCCCTTGCCGCCACCTTTCGCCAGCGGGGGCGTAAAGGTCGCCGCGTCTTGGCAGGCCAGCGCAGCTTGTTCTAGGCAGGCGTCGCGTAGGGTTTGCCCGGTCTTCTTGGCAAAGCGCTTGAGGGCCGCAAGAAACTTAGCCTGGGAGTCAGGCGTAATGCTTACGGTGACCACAGGGGTTACTGGTTATCGTCGATGACGACGAGCGTGATCCATGCCGACCCGGGCTTGTAGGTCTGGGTCGTGATGCGGACGGTCTTCCCGCCGGCCACGATCTTCTTCCCCTGGGCGAGGGAGGCGATGGGGGCACCCGAGGACAGTAGGGCCGCCGATGCCCCAATAGACCCGTCTGGCTGGCTCCAGGAGGCCGTTACAGCGGGGAGCCTAACCGTATACTGGGTCCGCTCCATATACCCCCCTGCTTCGAGCACGGTCTGCACGGCGGGGTCGGAGATAAGGCAGGAGAAGGTGATGGCCCCAGAGTTGGCCGACCCGGCCACGCCGAAGTCCGCCACCATCTCTTTGGCGTCGTTGAGAAACTCGGTTCCGTAGAGGCTCATCCTATACTTGCCCGGATTGGTAGGGGGCACAAAAAAGGCCCCCATTGCTGGGAGCCTCGTTCGAGCCTTGGACCGCTATTAGGCGGCGGTCTTGAGGCGGTGGAGGGAGGTCGCGCGACCGACAGCGGCACCGAAGAGCAGCGTGGCGGTGACGTTGTAGTAACCGCTCTGCTCCTGGCCCATGAGGACCTGGACGCCGAGGCCGGTGTCGGCGTCGACAGCGTTGGCGACCTCGAAGCCCGGGATTTCGGACATCGGGAGGGCCGAGGCGACAGCGATAGCGTCAGCGCCGCAGGCGAAGCCAGCGAGGTTTTCGGCGTTTGCCGGGAGGCTGTTCCACTGGTAGACAGCGGCGCCAGCGAGGGTGCCGATCTGGCCGGAGGTCAGGATGCCAGCACCGAGGACGGAGTTGCCGATGATGGTAGCGTCGCCCAGGAGGCCGTTGGCGTAGGTGCTGTTCAGGATGAACGCGCGGGGCTCGGCGGCCTTGGCGGCGTCGAGCACGCCCTTGGCGGTCACGACTTCAGCGTAGGTCAGCGCGGCGCCGGTGTCGACGGACGAAGCGTAGTTGGCGTTCGTGATGAGCGCGCCGATTTCAGCCAGGCACTTTTCAGCGAGGGCGTTGGCGGCGGTCGGGACGAAGGCGTTCGAGAGGAACTGAGCGCCATACATCTTGACGTCGAGGGGCGAGAAGCGGCTCGACACCTTGAAGTGCTTGAGGGTGACGTTGGCGGCGGTGATCGTCGCGTCGTCCTGGGTGAGGTAGCCGCCGGTCGAGAACTCGGTGGCGGTGGAGGTGCCGATCAGCGGAACCTGGACCGTCTTGCCGGCGCCGGATTCGGCAGCGGTGAAGACGGACGAGAAGGCGCGGAGGGCCGGGAGCTTGCCCTTGAGGGAAGCGATGACGCTTTCAGCGAGGATGCTGGGAGCGGCGACGATGGAGTTAGCCATGATGTGTTATGATTGGGTGAGGGTTGAGGGGAAAATTAGATGCAAGCCTTGATGATGGCGTGCTTATGAGCGGCGAAGTATTCGTTACGCTCCTTGCTGCCGACGGGCAGGGACATGAAGGTGGCGAGGTGGTCGACGGCCTCGGCGGTGGGCTTGCCATCCGCAGGGCTGAGTTCGACCGGGGAGACGCCGACGGAGGCCACGATTTTGGCGGCTTCCTTGGAGGCGCTGACCTTGCTGGCTTCGTGCTCGGCGACGAGGGCCTTGAAGGACTCGGACTCCTTGACGGCCACTTCGAGGGCGGCGGTCAGCTCGGCGAGCTTGGCGTCCTTGGACGCGGCTTCGACCTTGAGGCTTTCGAGTTCGGCAGAGACGCCGACCGTCATCTTCTCGACAGTGGTGCGGAGGTCGTCGCGCTCGGCGGTAAGGCCAGAGACAGCGGCGGTGGCGGCGAGGAGTTGCTCTTCGATGGTCATCTTAGATTTGCGGTTAATGGAATTAGAACGAACGCAGGGCGTCGTTGAAAGAGTCAGCCAAGCCCGTCACCAAGCCCTGGGCGGCGGCTTGCTTGCCGGAGAAGACCTGGCCTTCCATGGCCTCGGCCTTCACCATCTTGCGCTTCATGTTCACGGCTTCCTTGAACTCGGCGTGGATCGTGTCGACGCCCTCTTGGAGGTTGCCGAGCTGGCCTTCGTCGAGGGACGTGCCTTCGATGCCCGCGCCCTTGAACTTGCCGGACTTGATGACGACCATCTTAATACCAGCCATCTTGGCGGCTTCGGAGTAGTCAGGGATGGCCATGTAGACGCCGATGGAACCGACCGTGGAGGACGGGCTGGCGACGACGCGGTCGGCAGCCGAGCCAATCCAATAAGCGGCGGACGCCATCTCGGAGTCCGTGTAGGCAAGGGTAGGCTTGCCGAAGGAGCGGACCTTGTTGGCCAGCTCCTCGACGCCGGTGACCGTGCCGCCAGGGGAAGAGATTTGCAGGGCGATTTTCTCGACATCGGGGCTGGCGGCGAACGCGTCCAGAGCCTCGGAGATTTCGTTCACGTCCACGGCGCCCATCATCTTTTCGAGAGGGGACAGGCCCTTGCCGATCACGCCGACGACCGGGATGATGCCGATGCCGTCGACGACGTAGGGCTTAGGGGCCACGCCGAAGAGCTGCGCGAGCATATCCGTGAAGCCGAACTTCTCGGCTAGGACCGCGTGGTCTTTCGCCTTGGTCGGGTCGATGAGTAGGGGCTCGCGGCCCGACAGTCCGTTGGTGAGGAAACGCATAATGAAATTAGGAAGCGGGTTGGTCGGGCTCCGGGGGCGGAGGGAGGTCGAGGTTGTCAGCCGTGACTTCTGAAATCTGGCTGTTGGCTTGTCCCTGCTGGAGCCAGTTGAAGTCGGGCTTGTAGAGCATCCAAATCGGAATCTTGGCGGTCTTGGCTTTCTCGATGATAAAGGCCATATCGTTGGCTCGCTTGTCCATCTCGGTGCGGAAGTCTAGGCCGCGCTGGGCGTAGAGTTCAGACATGGAAAGCAAGCCCATCTCGACGTCGGCCCGGTCATTCGCGGCTTCGCGGCCAGCGTCCACGGTGACGCTCTTCGGGGTCGTCCAAGAGACGCGGTTCCAGTCCGGGTCGTCGGGCAGTTCGCCGGCGGCAATGCCTTGGCCGATGATGTAACCCCACGTCGGAACGCAGAAGTTCTCAATCATGATGGTCTGATACTTAGAGAAGACGCGGCCAGCCTTGGCGGTGATGAGGCGGACGGTGGCGCCGCCCAGCTTGGAGGAATCGCCGACGAACTCGTAAGGCAGGACGCCTTGGGAGATGTCGCGTTCTAGCGCCGCGAGGAAGCCGGTGAAGGTGGCGTTGGGGCGGTTGCTCTGGAAGGACGTCATGTCCTCCCCAGGCTCAAGGGCGATAAGTTTGCCGCCCATCGTGTTGGCGAGGTTGGCGTAAGAGCCTGTGCCGGTCGCCCCCAGTTCGTTGGCCATGTCGCCGTCGAGGATGCCGCCAGCCTTCTTGATGATGCGGGTGACGTCGCCGTTGTCCTTCACAGCCTGCTTCTCGAGGGCCAAGATTTCCATCTCGTCTTGGATGGAGTTGATGGAGTGCTGGAGCAGCGGGACGCCACGGGCGCCGGACGCATACTCCTGGTCGACCACCATCATCATCGACTGAGCGAGGATTTGGCGGGACGAGCCGTCGGAGCGGTAGATGTTGACGGCGATGTATTCGCCATACGGACCGAACTGGATGCCGTCGTGCATACCTTCGGGCACCTTGCCTTCGAGAGGGTCGCCGACGCGGTGGGCTTCCATCAGCTGGAGTTTCGCTTCACCGGCGCCGTTACGCACCTTAGCGGCGAAGGAGTCACCGTCACGGATCATGCCACGCAGCAGGATGGACTGAGCCTGATAGAACGAGAAGCGGTTCGTGATGTCGATGCGCTTGGCCTTCTCGGCGAAGTACGCCTCGTAGCGTTCCTGCATCTCAGGGGTCGACGCGTGGCTCTGAGGCTTGATGCCGTCGCCCACGGTGTAGAGGCAGATGTCCGCCAGGATTTGCTTGAACAGGCCGGAGTTACGTTCCGCCCAGCGGCACTTGCGCACCATCGTCAGGCGGTCGTAAGGGGTCAGGTCACGGCGAAGGTCACGCGGTTCGGCGCCGTAGGCCGCACGGCGGGCACGCGTCACGCCGATGGACTGCCAGTCGCCGTAGGAAGCCTGCGGCTGCGGGGCGGTCGGGGCAGGCGTCACCGGCTTGGGACGCAGGCTGACGGTCTTAATCTTCTTGCGGATGGCCATGGAAATTAGTCCTGACGGTTCTGCCAGTCGGTCGAGATGATCGTGCGACGAGCGCCGTAGGTCGAAGGGTCGAGGCGGCTCAGGGCGAACATGGCCTCGGCGAGCATCTCCTTCGGAGGCATGGCGAACTGCTTGGACGCGGACGAGCCGGAGTCGGAATAGGACATCAAGGTCTTACCTTCGGTGATCATGGAGACCGCCTTGGCTTTGATGTCTAGGAGTTCGCACTCCGTAAGTCCGATAAAGAGTCCAGAGGCCATTTAAACTTGCCGAGAATGGAAGTTAAAAGGGGGGTGCGCCGCCCAGCCCACGCCATGAGTCTCTTCCTCCCACGACACTAAACGACGCACCCTTGCATATAGCGTGCCAAGGGTCATGACGGTTGCAAGTCGGTTTCGGCAGTTTCCCGACCGGCGATGCCCCAGCGGACGGCGGCCAGCAGGGCGAGGATTTCAGTATCGAGGGCATGGTTATCCTTCTTGCCCTGGGGAAGTATCCACATGGGCTTCCCGGTCCGCTTGTCCTTCACGCGGACTTCGGCGCTCAGCTGCTCGACGTACTCGGGGGTCGCGTCGATGGCATAGGTCCAGACGCGGCGAGCCCGGAGGCCGTGCAGGAGGTCCTTGCCGGCGGTGGCCGAGTGGACGATAAGGATCGCGCGCTGCGGGATGCCAGGGACGACGATGGACTGCTTCTCGGAATAGAAGCGGCGGGTCGTGTTGCCGGACTTGTCGGTCACGGCAAAGTCGTCGGAGCCAGAGCCCTTGGCCGTCTTCCAGTTGCGCTTGGCTGTCTCGCGGTAGACCTCGGTCGTATTGTCGCCGGAGTCGACGAGCACCATGGCATGATGGACGCCGTGCTGTTTGGCGAAGGCTTCGACGTTGCCCCATGAGTCGATGCGGGCGAAGGCCATCAGGCGGCTATGCCCGGTCTTAGCCCATCGGCGGACCGTCACCCAGAAGTGGCCACGCTGGACGTCGACCCCCATCGTGCGGAAAGGGATGCTCCCGGGCACGGCATCCTTCTGCTCGACGACGCGGGCCTTCGGGGTGATCGCGGCCTCCGCGTCCCAAGGGTCGGACATCTTGTAGTTCGCGGCCTCCGCCAGCGCCACCATCTCGCCGCCCTCTTCGCTCCAGGGTAAGGCCAGACGCTTCTGCTTGAAGATGCGCCGCGGTTCCTCGTCGCCGTATTGGTCGACGGACTCCTTGGCCTTGAGCATCAGCACGCCGAGCTCGCCCCAGCTCATCGTCGCTAGGCTGTTCCAATGCAGGCCGATATGCCCAGAGTTTGCGGCGGCCGATGTGGCGACGAAGGTTCCACGCGCGTTAGCCTCAAGGCGACTGGCGTTCGTGTCGGGCAGGAGCGTCCGACAGGCCGCGCACTCGTAGGTCGTGCCGACGCTGACCTTGTGCAAGTCCCATGTGCCGGTGGCCTTGGCATCCTCGGGAAACCTGATCTGTTCCCAGACCCACGGCTGAAGGTGGTCGCACTTCGGGCAGCGCATATTCCAGTCACGCTGGTCCGTCGTCTCGTGCAGCTGATGGAACTCCTGACCAGCCCGTCCGCCCTGAGACATGAAGATGCGTTTGCCCATCCAGCCGAACGCCGTCACGCGCGCGCTCAGTTCGGCGAGGTGTCCTGGCGGTGCCATCCAGCACTCGTCGGCGATGGTGTAACGCAGGGACAAGCGCTGAAGGTTCGCCTCGTTCCAGATGCCTCGGCAGTAGAGCGTCATGCGGTCGAAGTCCGCAGTCGTCGAGCGGTCGAGGTCGTCGCCCGAGAGACGCGCCTTCACCGGCGGGCAGTTGTTCCAGACCGGGCGGAGGTAGCGGAGGCTGAAGTCGCGCGCCTCGGGGTCCGTAGCTTGGGTAAGCATGCAGGGTCCGGGAGCGTTCGCGATTATGTGGCAGGTAAACAGGCGCGCGAAGAGGGACTTGCCCGACTGGATGCTGGCGAGGACGGTGAGGAGTTTGGTCTCGGGATCGGCGGCGATGCGTAGACTCTCGGCCACCCACGGCGTGCGCTCGGAGCGGAACGGCCCGGGCATCGGCGAGTCAGGGATGGCGTGGACGTTGGACTCGAGCCACTCGACGACGTCGCCCGAGTCTGACGGACGCAGGACGTCACGGCCTACGCGGAGCAAGTCGGCCTTATTCATCGGTGGACAGGTCTGCCTTCACGCGGCGCACCCAAGCCTCCAGAACTTTTACAGCCTTCGCCGGGTTCTCGGGGTTACATCCTTCTGCCACATCGAGGGCGAGTTTATCCAGTCGGTTGACGATGCCCGCCGTCATGTCCCGCATGGCTTCGGTGGCTTCCTTCGCGGAGATGAAGTCCTTCGTGAGGATGAGCCGACGCTCCTGCTCTTCCTCGAGGGCGACGAGCGTCTTCAGTGAGGCGTTATAACTCGACTGATACTTCCCCTGGTTCGGGTCGCCCCCTTCCATCGCGGCCTGCCAGACGCCACGCGCCCGACTGACCAAGGTCCGATGTTCGCTGATCGTGTCAGCCAGGGAGCCGTCATCGAGCTGCGCCGGTGCGGCCTTGGGTGCCGCGGCCCGCTGCACGTTCGCCCGGGCTTCCCGCCACGCCCGAGCCGCGTCGATGCTGTCGGTCGGCATGCCTTCGCGTCGAAGGACTGAGATGCGTTGCGCGGTGACGCCGAGCGCCAAACCCAGTTCTGAGTTGGTTAAAGCCATGGTTTGTTAAACGGCCTGTTTCCTCTCTGTGACCCCACGAAAAACCTTCGTGGTGTCGGGCCA